AGGCCCTCTACGTCCACGCTTTTTAAATGATTGTTCTACGATTCCTACAATGGCAGGGGCCTGTTGTGAGATGGCTTGCAAAGTATCTCTAGAGTCCCACGATGTAATATTAAAATTCACATTAACATTTGCTCCTGCTCCTGCTCCTGCTCCTGCAAGTTGGTCATTAGGAACTATGCCACCACTTGATCCAGGAACGAATAACTCTGGCCCTTTTTCTCCAACCAGGTAAGGTTTACCTGCACTAACAGGGCCACCTTCGGCCCTTGCTCCCCACCAGGTTTTTAATGCTTGAACAGATGCTTGAACTATAAAGACTCGAACTAATTCTGCCATGATTTGTTTTAGAATTTGATCCATCATATCTCTGAGTCCTTCTGCTCCTTTTTCGATATTCATAAAAGCATCCACCAATCCATCTTCTAATGTTTTACCTACCTTCTCTCCTAATTTTGCAAATTTCTCTAATTTGGTTTCGCTGTTAATAAATACTTCGTCAAAACCTTTGCCGAATCCTTCGACAGCTTCCGTTAATTCTTTGAATCTAACTGTTGTTTCCTCTGTTTCATCTTTTATATCTTTCAAAGGTTTTTTTCCATCCTTTGTTACTTTCCAAAATGCTCTCAACTTAGCGGCGGCCTTTTTGGTTTGTTCCTCAAATTCGTAGATAGCAAGGATGTTCGCTAAAAATTCTTGCCTTATTTCTTGGAACTCTTCTTTCATGCCCTTGCCAATCTTGACGTTCAGCATGGCTCCCCACTTCTCCATAACAGCAGACATCTGTCTGAAAAAAACAATAGTCGTTCCAAGACTTTCTATTGCTGTAGCCAATCCTTCAACAAGATTTTCGGCTATCTTTTTTCCTAATTTTTCTAAATTGTTTCCTGCTCCATTTACCGCAATCGCCCATTCGTTAAAATCAGTTATCATTTTCTCCAAACCAGGGGCCAAAGCCGCAAACGTCTGATTAACCAATCCAGTGAGCATAAATTTCAATTCAGCAAATCTATCGTTGAAAGCTTCTACTGATTTAATCGCCGTTCCACTGACGACAAATCCCATTTCTTTTGCTTTTGCAATCCAACGATCAATGGCTACTGCTCCTTCGCCAAAGACTTGATTCATTAATATACCTTGACGACCAAACAAACCTTGCAAAGCTGAGTTCTTCTCAGTTTCGCTTGCCATGTTTTTTATACCATCGGCAACTTCCCTAAGTATTTGATCGTTGTCTTTTAATGCTCCTGCTGAGTCGTAAAGACTAATCCCCATTCTGTCCAGGGCATAGGTCGCTTCTCCCGTACCCTTAACAATAACGTCTCCAATGTTTTTAGAGAATTTCTCAATGGCCTTATTTAAGGCTTCAACTGATGAACCACTCTCTACTGCTCCAAGCCTTAATGCCTGGAGACTCTCTGCCGCAATTCCTGTGCGGCTTGCTGTTTTTCCGATACTGTCTAAGGCATCAAAAGCCTTCTTCCCCATAGCAACAAAAGCTGTAGCAACGGCGGCTACTGCTAACCCGATACCACCGACCACCTTCGCCGCCCCTTTGGCGGCTCCGCCTACTTTAGCTAAAGACTGTTTTACTGACGCAAACGCTTTCTTCGTTTTGTTTACGCCTTCAATTACCAGTTTGTATTTAGTTTGTGCCATGTTTCTTTTTCTCTTCTAAGACTTTTACATATGCTACCCATCCAATGTATTCATCAACAGTCATTTCACGCAACTCTCCAAGAGTCATGTGAAGGCGATCTGCTAACGCATACTGAGTAAATAAGTCAGCATCGGCTCTTATTTTTTTTCGGCAGTCTCCAAATCATCGACACCCATAATCCAGGTTCCGATCTTGGTTAGAACACCGACATCAACGCCGTTCATTAACTTGTACTTATCGTCCATCGTAAACATCTTGTCTCCGTTATCATCCAATGCCTTATGTATTAAGGCATAGGCTAACAAAGCCAAATCATCGTTCTTCGATAAACGATATAGCTTCTGACTCTCTTGAAGAGTCAGAGGTTTAGCATACAAAACGAAAGGCCCCGATTCATCGGCCCACTCTTCGACTGTTAGTTTTCTTACATCTATCGAGTCAAAGTGTGCCGCCGCCCTATCTATCGCCTTCACGTTAGACTGTTGTTGTTGTTACGCCACCAGTATAAGTTGCCCCTATACTAGCAGTAACCATTCCATCGAAAGAACCCGTAATCGAATGCGAAGTCACTAACGCTGTTCCTGTATAGTACGTTGCTCCACTTCCCCCGCCTTCGGGGTAAAGCACTAGAGTTACAGAACTACCAGGCGACAATGCGACCTGTCCATTCGTATCGGTTTCATCCCACAATACTTCAACTGAAGCTGAAAATTCATCGAGTCCTGTAAGATACGTTCTTGACGTATCTCCCATAGATGTATCTTCAATTAGGGAATTGGATTGATCCAAAGTCCAACTGGTTACTTCCGCTACAGTGTTTGATGCGACCTTGACGAGTCCCGCTATTCCACTATGTGTTGCCATTTATTTTTCCTCTTTATCTTTTTTTGTTTTACTTACAGACTTGGATGCTTTCTCTTTAGAAATACCTTTCTCAGTCCAACCTTTGCTTTTTAAATACTCAACACGATGCTCAGACACTTCAATAGGGTCTTGACCTTGTGGAGAATATAAAATTACTCTTGCCATATCTTTACCTTTATACCGCAGTATCGGGATCAGCTTCCGCATTTGCGTATTTGACTGAATAAGTCATTGAACAAACGCCTACAGGCTTTTCTCCTTCTGCATCGTAATTAATCTCTGTTGATTCCAGAAATGAATCTTTAGCTAAACCATTCAACGTAATGTCTCCTGCCATAGCCGTTTCAACTTCGCTACAAATTAAATCTACTTTGTCGTCAAAGTCAGAAACTTGTTTAACATATCCTTCAACCACCAGAGATAAATTTCGCATTATTAATCGTGATGTTCCCATCGTCTCAGGCATTGAATCTTCGCTCTTTGTATAAATTAACAGTCCAGGCAGATTATTCGATCCCAGGGGATAGACTCTGCTTTGGTAAACTCTAGACCCCGTTGTAGTTAAAGACCCCAATGTACTCGCGGCTCTTTCTCTAATCTGTTGTCTAACATGGGCCATTACTGTTGTTCCAATACTAAAGCTGTTACACCCGTGCCGTCTGGTTGAACGCTCACGATGTTATAAGTTACTGAATCAATAACTATAGTGTCCTCATTATCCACACCTGACATATCAGAAGTTGCTCCCGTTACTACGGGTTGCGTTCCTTCTACATCAATTCCCATTCCTGGATCAATCGCAAAATATTCTTTATTAAGAATAACGCTGATCGTAGAACTGGAACCGCCAACAGTAATAACGGCACTCACTCCGTGAGCATCGGTATCAAAGTAGCCCGCTAAATCTGCTGTGGATTCAAGGGCCATAGCTATTTCTTCTTGCTTCTTTTCTTAACTGGTTTACTGTCAGAAGAATCTAATCCTACTGAACGATCTGCTGATTTAGATTCGCCGTGTTCGGCTACTTGCCCTGCGGCTAATAGTCCTGCCGCTACAGGTTGTTCTAATTCAACGGATTCGCCAATACGATAGTCGCTTCCTTCAATTACGCAATTTTTAAGAACTTCATATTTATTTGCCATAACTTTTTCCTTTTAAAAAAGTGGAAGGGGTTATTGGCCCCTTCACACTATTTAGACTAATTAGTCTGTTGCCTTCGTGAACGATTGTCCATGTCTAACTGCTACATCACAAAATTGTGTCGCTCTAATGCGAGTCACGTTGTTTGTAGCAACTGTGTATGGGTCAACCAAAATATCGATTGAGCCAAAAAAGCCAATCAATAAGTCAGACCACATTCCAAAGTAAATATAACCTGCTCCAACTGCATTACTAATAGTTACGTCATGGCCGTTTACTCTGCCATCGCCGTCCATAATAAAGATTGCTGTATTAGTGGCCTTTTGAGTAGTTTTCAAATTGCCAACTATAGTTGAGTTAGTTAAGTAACCAGGTCTATTAAACGGTACGTTGTCAGCTAGAACCAATGATTCCATTTCTACTGCTTCCGCCCAGGTGGGTGTATGAGCAGTTGCCAATGTCACTGAATTAACACCAGTTGCATTGTCCAATCCAGTTGGTTGTCCCGAACTTCCAGACCCCGTCATGGCTCCTGTATCTACTACTTTACCGATACCCGCCGCAAGATCATTTCTTACTAATGTCTCTATTGATAGAGAGGAGTTAGCAAGCATCTTGTTTGTGATATCTGTATAAGCAGAGATAGTGTTAGGAGACATAGTTACCGAACCTAGAGTAAGTTCTGATTCTGAGACAGCTCCGCCTTCGGTTGCGATCCATGCCGCAGTCGAAACACCGGTCTGTTTTGGAATCTTCACGTTATCTACTAAGTCAGGGAATATAGTTGCCCCTGCTCTAATAATCCCTTCTCTTC